CAAACGACGGACGGCAGAGCCTTTGTAAGCGGGGCTACAGTTGTCGGTGGGGGACAGAAACGCACACAAAAGTGCTGGGCTTACCCTCTCTCCCACCTTCCTTCCTTCTCACTTTCTCTCCTGCCTTTTGGCTGCCTACCCTATATAACGCAAAAGGCAGGGCTGTTAACCCTGCCTCTTCCTTATTCAATTGTGTCAGTTTCCTTCTTCTTCCCTGTCAGTTACCCCCCTTTTTATGCGTAGAGTAGGAAGCGGAGCCATCTCAGAATTGGCTTTCCGTAGTGTATTGCTAACAGCAGTCCCGTATAGGGAGCCTTTTCCCAGCAGAATGCTACGTATTCCTTAAACCCTTCGGGGACTATTAACGCCGTCAGCAATAACACCACTGCTGACAGTTTGATACTGGTTTCCGTCCTCATGTCGGTTCACCCTTCCGTTTAGTAGTCTTCGTTAACGGCGGATGCCACCTTCACAAACCCGCTTTCGGTCAACCGCCACACCGTATTTGGGTCTCTGTATTCCATCTGCACATAAAGCGGTTGCCCAACAGAAGGACGGGTTACGAAAGGACACCATGCCACCAGTTTGCCGTTCCTGTCTACGAAGGGAACCAGATATGCACCCACTGGGACAACAGCAGACTTAGTGAATGCATGGAGCGGTTCCAGTTCGGTAATCTTCTTCAGGAAGGTTTCCGCGACAGGTGAAGGACGGCAACCTTCGGACAGTAGTTTGGTGATAGTCATTCTTAGCACTCCCTTCTCTTTGGTTTCGGGGTTCTTATCTTCACCTATATTATACCACAGTTTTGGGGAAACGGCAATGTTTTTTCGCCGTTTCCCCTCTTTCCTATGGGAGAAGGTTAACCCACTCTCCTTCGCCCAGTTTAACATTTATTACAGCATAAGGCGAAGGAGTATCACTAACATACCCATCACCACCCGTAAGACGCCAATAGCCTATCACCTTTCTTAGCAGGTGGGGAATGCTTCTCCCATTCTTCTTAAAGGTTTCTCCTAGTTCGTCCTTGACTTCCTGCGGTAGTCCCCTGAAACAGCACCACTTCCTACCGTTTGCGGTAAATGCAACGCTGTAGAGTAGGTCGTCATCATTACCGTAGCAGTATCGCACCGCAGGAACCTCATAGCCTACCCCATTCGGGGCAAAGGCGAAGCGTCCAATTTTGACGGTATATGCCGTTTTGCCGTCATAGAGAAAGATACTCCCTGCTTTCTGGGTCTTGGCTATCAGCAGGTTCAGGTAGTAGGTAAACCTACCCTCTATCTCATTAGTAGACAGAAAGCGGTAACGGCATGGGATAACACTACATCCCTCAATTGGTCTCTCCGCTACGGTGAAGGTGCTAAAAGCAGCACCGTCCACCTCTATCGGTTGATACAATTGGGTCAGTCCTGTCGTTTCCCCTACGGCAAAGGCGTTACTAATGCGCAGACGCTGGTTAAGGTCTTCTGCGTAACTCAGGAATGCGTTACCTTCGGGGTCGTTGGCACATACCTCTAGGATGCACTCCTGTCGGTTCTCACGTCCTGCCTTCAGGGCTTCCTGAATGTTGTCGTAAACTCGTATCGGGTCTCGGTAGATGGTATTGCCATCAGTCCACAACCCAATACCGTCAGACTGCTTAGCACTCTGGATACCCACCACGTAGAAGGTCTTCATTTCGTTTACCCCCTTTGCAGTTTTCAAAGCGTTTTTCGCTTTCCACATATATAGACGCAGGAGACACTCAAAAAGTTTCACGTTCAGAGGGCTATTTTCAGAAAAATGGTTTTCCATGTTTACATCCTGTCGTAGTTCGCAAACAGGATATAATCGCCCTCTCCCTCTTCGGGATTGGGGATGTAGTTTCCAACAGGGACGGACAGACAGAACAGGTGTTCCATCAGCTGAAGCAGTTGCCCTCTGTCGCCCTTTACTTCTGCCTCTGCGCTGTCTCCCACACTCCACACTTCGCAGACTACCTGAACGGTTCTGCTGGTCGTGTTCCACTTAAAGATAATCAGCGCAGGGTTTCTGTTCGGGTTAAAGGATAGGCGGTAACGTCCTGCCTTAAAGTAACTGCCCACACGAGGCAAAACATACTCTACGCCGTAGCGGTTGGTGTAGACGGCATGTTGTTCATCTATCACCAATACGCCGTCCTCTGCGTTAATGTCCACTTTGCCCTTTTCCTGCCCTTTTTGCCCAATTAGATAGACTTTCATCATGCCCACCCCTCTCTTTGGTTTTGGTATCTGCTAAGAGAAGGACGGAGTTAAACTCCGTCCCTTCAGATTACTGGTCTACCTTATGGCAGAATGCCTTTCAGCAGTTTCACCAAAGGACGCAGACTGCCGTCCACCACGATAGAACGGTAGAGATAGTCGTAACTAACCCGAAGGTGTTCGTCCCCTGAATAGATGTCCAGAGAAGCATAACCTTCAAACTGCGGAATAACGGTAACATCAGCGAAGGTGTTGCAGAGAAGTAATAATGAATTGTCTCCGCAGGACACCACCACCCGCAGGACTTCCTCTTTCTCTCCGAAGGACGCAACAGCAGTCTCTCTCTCTACCTTTAGCCCACAGGCATAGCCTTTCTCGTCGTGGAGGACTTCACCGCGAATGTGAAAACCTTTGCGATTAGCCTGAATGTTCAGGTAAAGCAGGTCTTCGTGTTGCGGATAGAAGGTTAACCAAGTGGTTTCCCCTTCGGTCTTGGTGCGAATGTAAATGGTGTTCTCCATCTTGTTCACCCCTTTGGTTTAGTTTCACTCACTTAGACGCAGGTATGCGCCCAAAGGTTCCCACTGTCCACCATATATAAAGGTAACGCCGTCCACAGTCGGCGGTGGAAGAGGTCGCCGTAGTCAGTAAAGTAAATGAGTTCAGTGTCCTCACCAACCCCACCAACCTTACTGTGGTCGGTGGAGTAAATAGGTTCACCAACCCACCCTCTTCCTGTGTGTGTTTGCGCAACGAAAAGGCGAAGCGGAAAGGAAACCATCCCGCTTCGCCATCGGTCTTGGCTTCGGCTGACCATCAGTTAGGCTTTTTGGGTTCTACGATAAACTGTCCGTAGCCTTTGCTAACAGCCGTTAACTGTTCGTAAAGGTTCATGTGGCATATCAGCAGGGTTTCCAGCATTCGCCTGATAAAGTCGGTGGACGCCCCCTCTTCCAGAATTATCTCAAAGACGTCGTTGTCTTCATCTTCGTAGACGGTGATGCCAAAACTGAAAACGCCTTCGGCTTCGCACTGAAACTCCATTTCGCAGGTATGCTGGTCGCTGTTGGTATCATACCGAACGGAAGCAAAGTAACCGCCTTCCCGAAACCGTTTGTCTAACAGCACCCGCCTGTTCATGGCGTCGGTAATGACGTCCGACAGCGGTTGGGTGTATTCGCGATACTGCAAAAACAGTTCCCGCAAAAGCCGAAGAGAATACACCGCCTGCGCCAATAGGGTCATGTTCTCTTTGCCAAGCCTTGACATGATTTCTTCTGCGTCATTCATAGGCTGTTCCCCCTCTCATTAGCGTCTTCTTCTATCTCATTAGACGTCGTTTCTACACCGTTTGTTTCCCCCTTCGCATACCAAAAGAAAGGTGGCTATCCACCACGATAGGATTGCGTCAGCCGAAAACGGATGTAGCGTAAGGGCAAACACAGTATAGATGACAACGAAAACGGTCTTCTCCCTCTCCGTCGGCTGATAAACCGAAAAAGCAATGATGAGGAATGTCGTAAAGACAATTGCTAATAGAAAGAAAGCAACGGTGGGTTGGGTTTTCAACAGGAGAATATGACAAAGCAAAACGTATGCAAACACCCAACCCACAGCCTTTCATCCTACAACCTGAAGACTTTATCAACCAGCGTCAGGAAGTCGTCCATTCGCCGAAAACCGATTACCCAGTCGCCGTCAACCCACTCGGCGAATACACCCGCGAATAGACTTTCCCCATCCGCAATGATACGGAACAGCACTTCGGCTTTCAGGTGGTTGTCTATCCTACTGGTTCGTAGTTCCAGCATGAGATTGTCTTCCACCCTGATGACTTGTTCGCTTTCCATCCGTTCACCCACAGGTAGGATTGACTGGTTGTCCACCTTTGCTGGGTTCTCCAGTCGCGTAGGTCGGTAGCGCAGTTCCTTTCCTTCGGCGTTGCCTATTCCCATATAACCGCCTTCCTCAATGGTAATGGTAAACTGGTTACCAAAGACGATTACTGCGCTGTCCCTGTCCAACCGAATGTTCGTCTCTGATTGTCTCATTCTCGTTCCCCCTTCCTAACGGATTACCCTTATTTCCAAAACGTGGTCGTTGTCGTCGGCAGGTAGTTCTATCTGCGGAAACGTCAATACGTTGGTGTTGTTTCTCACAACGTTGCTTATCGGCACACCGTCAAAAGTGGGTGAACCCGCCACAAGAGAAAGCAATCCCAGATTAAGGTCTACCCTCATCACCAGACTGCGGTCAACAGTCAGCGTGGTAGACGCTGACGAAACGACTTCGGCTTCGCCCACTAAATAGGTAGCGTAGGCGGTCAGCGTTATCTGTTCATCTCTGTAGGGGTTGCGCAGAATAACCCGTATGGTGGCTTCCTGCCCAACCCGTATGCGGTTCGGCGTCTCCAAGCGCACCCCTACGGGTTCCTCCAAAGCCGTGAACGGAATGCGCTTTTCCTCTGCGTGGGTAGCAACCAGCGACAGGAGAACGATTACAACCGCAACGGTGATGTAGCGAATAAGTTTGGTCATCTTACCACCCCCTAAGAAAGTCGTTTTGTTTTTCCAGAAACTCCTGATAGTTCCGCATGTTCTCTTCGTAAACCGTCTTCGGCTTCTCCTGCTGTGGTGCGTAAACGTGATGGACGAAAGAGTAAACGCCCAACACCAGCACCGCCAATTGCGCTAAAGGTATTAACAGCGCAATCGGAACGCTTACCGCAAACGCAATGAAACCGAATAGGTCAAACTCTCGTGGTTCCCGCATGGTTATCACCTCTCTTTTAATGCCTTTGTGATTGCCTTCTTCAGACGACTGCAAAGGCGAAAGGCGTTGCCCACGAAAACCCACTCAGCCTGCGCTATCCCGTCCTTTTCGTAGAAGCCTGCAGTAATCTGTTCCCTTTCAGCAAACTCGTTCTTCAGCCATTCTAACTCTAGTTCTACGGTGATTTTTACGCCGTCTCCTTCGTTGCGCCTTCGCTGTCTGAACAGGAAGGTATAATACTTCGTAAAGCCGTAGCGGTGATAGAATGACTGTCGGAAGGCACTACCTGTTTCCCTGTCGTAGCCTGCGTCTACGGCTTTTCCAGAGATGAAGAAACCTTCCTTACCTATCCGCATGTTGCGCACCGCGTCTACGTAAACCTCTACTCGGTCGGGACGCAGTTCAATCGTTACCTCTGCGGAAGACACCCGCACCAAGTTTTCGCGTAGTTCTACATTGACATCGGTCTGCGGTAGGATTGCGTGAACCCAATCATACAGTTTCTCTGTCAGCATTCGCCTTCACCCCTTCCTTTTTGTCGTTCAGGTATTCCTGAAGGGACGGAACCCACCACACGAAACTGCCGTTGATAATAGAACAGAGTTTCACATACGGCTTTTCGGCAGTCCAGAAGTCGGTTCCCCGTAACTGTGGCGATGCTACCGTCTTCAGCGGTTTGCCATTAAGGTAGACTTCGCCATCAACCCATTCAAAACTGCGGTGTCCTGTCGGCGTCTCTATGCTGATTTCGGTTGTCGCGATGTCAATCCTCGTTTTCATTTTTCCTTCTCCTGCGTTCTAGATAGTTTTCGTGTTGTCGTCTCCACAGGTTCCATGCCATGTTCAGCATGTTGGATACGCCTCGTTCGTCGCTTGGAAGACTTCGGTATTGAAAGACTTCAGTCGGCGGAAACTGTTTGGTAAGACTGTTGATAAACCGCCGTATGCCCATCACCTTATCGCCGATACGTATCTGATAGTCCATCGCGTTAACCCAAACGGCGGGTCGGATAAAGTTCCGCGTCAGGTCTTGTGGTATTCCACCTAACCACGAAGAGACAGTTAGTGGACTGTTCAACACGAAGAACAGCCCCGTCTTTTCGCCTTTGTAAAGTGCGTTAGAAGCATGGCGCAGAATGCTGAGCATGACCATATAGTCTTCCGCAAACTCATCTTCCAGCGGATTATGACGGCAGAACACCTTAACGATACCGCTGTCGTTAAGAAGTTCATCAGCCGTCTCTACGTCCACGCCGTCTACATAGATAAACGGATGGAACGCAAACAGCCGTCGGCTATGATATGGGCAGACGGACAGCCTTACGCCTGCCAACACCCTCTCTTCGGCTTTCGGGACTTCGCGTTTGCATACATCACAGTATTTCATCTTTTTCTTCCCCCTTCCTGATGACTTCGTAGACGTCTGGGTAGCGGGAGATTATCTCGTCCCGCAACGCCTTTGCTTCTTCTTCACTGTCGCAGAAGAAGTAAAAAACCAACGGGATGTGTCGTTCCTTCTCTTCGTAGGTTCCCTCTTCTGCTTTTACCGTTACTGCAACCCAGTCTTTGCTGATGGGTCGCATAGCGTGGATTTCCAGAACATACTTCGGTCTCATCTCGGTTCCTCACCATGTGTGCGTTTTTCACTTTTATAGACGCAACCATAAGCAAAAAAGTTCCCCACACGGGGAACCCTTCAGAAAGATTTTCAAAAGTCTTACAGCCCAAGTTGCTTAATGATGATTGTCCGAATGGCTTCTTCTATTGCCTCAATCAGTTCTACTTCTACACCGAGTGTTTTTGCAATCTTCTCTCGTTCACTTTGCGGTAAACGAAGTGCCCTCTCTTCCAGCCATCGGCGTAACCGTCGTCTGAACAGCCTTTCAAGCATTGTTCTCACCACCCTTTTCTAAATGTTTACGAACCTTCGTTTCTAACATCTGGAGAACATCCATTCCGCTGTAACCAAGAAGGGCAGAAAAGACGGGGTGGGTGTCCACCACGAAGCCGATGAAAGCACCCACCAGCACACTTTTAAGAGACGCCAAGAAGATTTTGTGCCCCGAAACCGAAGGAAGGGTGAAGTGTTCCGCTGAAGCAATCGCCTTTATTAACCCGCCGATTGCCCCAGCGATAATACATACCCAAGAAAACTCCCACTGCTTCACTATCTCTATCATGGTTACGTTACTGAAGCACCAACCATACCGATAACGTCAACCGCACCGTAACTGAACGCCATAGTGATAGCGTTCATGATACCCTGAGTGCGGAAGTCCCTCTCGGTTACGATTTCAGGTCGCTGTCTCCAGAAAAACTTCAGAGAACCTTCGGATGGCGCAGCGAAAAGATACCAGTCGTTACTATCAGTCAGATACGGGTTGACCACCACGTCCAGAGTTCCCTTAAACGGGTTCAGAACGCCTGCGTTACTCCTGAATGGTGGGCTAGTAGTAGGTTCCACATAAGCCATGCTACCGACAAACACCTTCGCCTTTACTTCCAATTCAGGCGGAACCATTAAAATCTTTGGTTCAATGATGATAGGATTGCCTCTCCAGTCAACAGCCCTGCGGAACCGAACAAGGGCTTCAGTCAATCCCTCTTCTGACAGAGCAGCAGTAATCTTATTGTCGTAGACCCCACCACCTTCAATCGGGTGGTCGTCGGCAAAGAGAGATTTGCCGTCCACCCAAGTCGGATTGGTGGCGATAAAGGCGGTGGTCAACAGTTCAATGGTATGCTGCGCAGCCCTAACCGCTGTTCGGGTCAACCGCCCAGCAACCACCTTATACTGGTCTCCACGCATCAGACGCTTACTAATCGCCCACGCCATACCGTAGTCCTTATGCACAAACAGCACCTTATATCCGTTGGAAGCACTCACGAACGGCAGTTCAGAACCATCGCTGTCCCACTCAGGAACGGTTGGCAACCCCACGATGTGCTGATACTCTTCATATTCTTTATCCGAAGTCTCCTCTTCATAGATACGGCTGTAAATATTCGGCTTCTGAAACTCCCGCATAAGGATTTCAGTAAGTCCTACCCGTAACAGGTTCAATTGACCACTCGTAATCATAAACGTTCACCCCCTATTTCTTTCGCCCTTTCTGGGCTAATTTCTGAAAACGTTCTTTCCCGTATTTCTTTCTGCCAATCCATGCTGCTAAGGCTTCGGGGTCTTTAACGCCCTTTCGCCTAAGTTGCCCCGTAAGTTGTCTGAACCTTTCCCCTGTTCCCAGAGGTGGTTTCTTTCCAGAAGTCTTTGCCATCAGTCCCACCCCCAACCTAAAACATATTGCGGAAGGAAGGTAACCTTCGCTTGGCATAACCACTCATAACTACCGCCAATCCATTGACGCCTGATAAAGTCTCTACACCAACCCGCCCTGTAAATGTAAAAGATATTATACCAGTAATCATAATCAGGATGGTAATACAGTATCCCTACTATCCTTCGCTTCCCACCGATGTCCACCCGCTGTAGTGTGAAAGCCCACTCTTTCATGTGCTTAATGTTAATCCACGTGTGCTGCACAAAGAGGACAGGTATCTGCAATACTCCGTTTCTTATTATACATACTTTTCTTGTTGTTTTCAAATTGCCGTCTTCATCATACGGTTCGTCTATGACGTAACCGCCCAGTTTGCGTGAAGGTTCTACTACCGTTCCGAATATCCTTCCTGAAAAAGACGGATAGGTATACAGCGGACGGACTTCGCCGTCTTGAATGGCAACGAGTTCACGGCGTGGAATTATCAGCCCAGCAGCAACGTCCTGCTGATTAACCGATAATTCCACAATCCGTTCACTCTCACCCCTGCGCAATACCGATTGTGTATAGTCTTCCCACTCCATTATGTTGGTGGCACAAACGGAATAACGTAAGGAAAACTTAGAAACTTATCTTCTTCTGTTTGGTCTGTTAAACCTAATGCATAGTTCAAATCCAACACCACCCATCCGTAGTCTGCATAGACGCCTGAGTTCGCTTCATCTTTCTGGATTGCAGGATAGACCTGTCGGCAAATCAAACCACCAGACCCATATTGCATTGCAAACGGTAGAACGAAAGTGCCCTCGTTCGTTGTTATCTCCTTACCAGCAATGATAAATCTCTTCCCCAGCATAGTTTTAACGGCGGGTTCAAAATGATAGTTATCGTTGATTACTCTGAATGCCACCCTTATTGGTGCGTCTTCGGTATCAAACACAATAACAGCCCACTTTCCTGCCGACGGGTCTTTTACCGCGTCGGCTTCTGCGGGGTTGTTACTAATGATACCAAAAGGTCGGTTGTTGTAGTTACCGTCGTTTTGAACCGCTTCGTAGTAACTCCAAGTTTCTCCACTAACCAATTTAATGGTATTCAGAGTGGGACTTCCACCGCTTTTAATCCTGTAACGCACAAAACACCCCTTGTATGGGGTAATGGTCGTGTTTGACGGTGGCGTCATGATAACCCTTTTGTAGCCGTCTCCGATAACACGTGGGGTCAATTGTTCAAGAGACAAGGCGTTCATTCAATCACCCCCTGTTTACTGCATCTCCACGAAGAAACTTCTCTTCAGACGCACAATCACTCTACCCCGTCCAGCCAAACCAACGATAATACCATCGTTACCACCCAACACTACCGCAGGATAGCACCAGTATTTATTGTTACCTGCAGTAATGGAATAGTTTTGCGCCCTCACAGTAACAGCCTTACCAATATTAGACGGAACGGCGATAGAGGGGTCAAGTTCCCCACTATTGTTAACAGTCGGCAGGATAATCTCTCTGTGCGCACCCATCAGAGCAATATGCACCTTCGCGGTTGTGCTTTCGGCTTGTCCGCCATATTCCTGCGTCTGTTCGGTTACGGGGTCGGGTGTCGTAGAATAGTCTTTCGTAACTACACCCAAAAGAGTGGTAACCGAAGAAAGCAGGTTAGAACCCGACGGGTAAGAAGAACCAGTAAGAGCGACAACAGAAACAGTCCCATTGCTTTCCAGTTTACCCAATACGCCCCGACGGATAATTGCAGGGTCTGAACCAGCCCTATTCAAACGTCTGATTTCGCTGAAGTCGCCCAGTTCTGCAGGAATTGGATTTAGCATACTAATTCACCCCCTATTTTGCCAAAGGATTTTCGGCAAAGTAAAAACTGCTTCTGTTCGGGTGGTATTCCGCACCCTCACGTTCCATTGCCTCTTCAAACTCTGCCTCTTTCTGGTTCGCCAAACGGCGATATTCGCGGATTTTAGCCTCTCTTTCCTTTTCGGTCAGCGACTTGGGTCGTTTCATAAGAACCAATCCGCCGTAAACCACCTCGTTGTTTTCGTTTCTTTCACCGCCATAGGTCGGGATTTCACCATCACTATACGCCCTCACTTTCTCAAAGCCCCGAAGGCGCATACGAGAGGCAGTGCCTACACCGCTTCCTTCAGCGATAGCCCAATAATATGACCAACCGTCGTTTGGGTCTTTCGGCTTTAATGGCGACACGTTCGCCTTCTCAAAGAGCGTCGCCTCGTTAACTTCCACATTCGTGGTAGCTTCCGCGTTTGGTGTGGTTTCCGCCTTCTGTTCCACAAACTCCGTATTATTTACCGCTTTCCTACTCATTTCTCAAATCCCCCTTTCATCATTTGTTCGGCTAACCGCCTCTTTAGCGTAGTCGGGTCAAGCCTTAGTTTCTGTGCGAAGTCCTCTATTTCGGAAGCACTGTAGGGCAACGGAACGAAGTTCGTTTCCCTGCGCTTTTCGCCTACGATACTCTCCAAGAGTTCAGAAGCGAAACTGCGCTTCTCCGCTTCGCTTTTCATGCCCTTCAATGCCCACATCAGCATCTCCACAGTCTCCCGACGCTTCGCTTCAGGTGGAAGTTTCTCTACAATCCGCATAGCTTCGTCCTCTACAGACTTCAGGGCTGGGTTTTCCCTTACGATACTTTCCACCACCCCACTGGGGATACCACCCAGCACTTCGCGGATTGTCTGCTGAATGCGCTTGTCTACCTCAGACAAAACAGCCTTCAGCAAATCGTTTACCGTAGCGTTTTCGTCAAGGTTGATTTGTGGTTCCCTTTCCTTTTCGGCTTCGCTGTCCTGCGGAACAGGTTCGCTTTCTAACATCTTCTTGGTCTTTTCCTGAAACTTCTCTGCCTCTTTCTTCGCTTCTTCTTCTGCGGTCTTCACCAGTTCGGCGAAGATTTCTTCGTAGGTCTTTGCATCTATCTCCTCAGAAGGATTGGCTTCGCCCTGTCCTTCGGTGTTGTTCGGAACGCCACCCTTAGCACCTTCGGTTGGGCTAAGATTTTCGGCATCGTCGCCAATACCCAGTAACTGTTTAAACCTCTCCAGCATTCGCTATTCCCCCTTTACCAAGTGTTTGTAAAAGCGTCGCTATGTCAATTGGGGATTTTTCGGCTTCTACAGGTTTGTCCCCAATTACAAGCCTGTAGTCAACGTCAAACGCCGTCAAGATTTGGCGCAAAACATACCACTGCGCCTGTCTGTTCTCTGCGAACATTGGTTCCTGCGCCAACAGGTTCCTCAGCAATACCCACTTTTGTATCTCCATCTGCCTGTTGGTCAGCACTGTGTTAAAATTATACACAAATCTATGCCTGATGTCAAGAGGTTCAATCAAGGTTAGCGGATTTGGTGAAGGAAAACACACTTCGGCTATCTCTTCGTCGTCCCCCAGCACCTGCAACAGCAACAGTTCATGTTGGATTATCCTTCGCATCCATTCGGCAACGAACACCATAAACCGCCTGAAGCGAACGCTTCCTTCAGCCATAGCCACTTCCACTTCATACGCCGTGTTTTCGCCCCTGACTGTTGGTGAGCCACTAAGCAGTTCGTTCACACCCGAAACCAGTTTGGCTAATTCCCACAGAAAGTTTTCGTCCCTATCACTGGTAACCAGTTCCTGAACAGGCAACGGCGTTACGTCATCTGGGCTGTCTACCACTATCCGCTTCCCCGCAGTCCAGTTCTCTTTGTCCCTCAGCGCAGGCGATGTGGATACCACTCTGTAAATCGGAAAAAGACGCAGAGTGTTGGCGTCCACCTTTTGGTTATGATACGCCGTCAGTTCTTCTTCTATCGGCGAAAGCAGCGAACCCAAACCGCCACTACCGAATGGGAACAGCCTCAACAGGAAAATAGGCGCACCGTCAAACGGTAAAACGGACTTTTCGTCTTTGAGAATGAGGTTGGCGTCGGGTGCATACACCACATGCCGATAGCCCATCTCCTCATCAGGAAAGTAAAAGTCCGCTAACTTGACCATCGCCTCATCTTCACCAGCAAACATGGACGCGGGTAACATCTCTTCTATAGCCGACGGCAGGAAAAACGGCGTTTCCTGCGTCTCTGGTATTCTTTTCATCGTTTCCTCTTCGCCCTCAAACATATCCCTCAGCGTTTTCTTTTTCACATAATGCACCCAGAAGCAACCACGCTTTTCGGGTTCGTCTGTGTAAGGCGAAAAGAAGAAGGTGTTTTCAAGCGGTATCCATTCCCAGAAAGGGCGTCTGCTTTTTCTCTTCTTTCCCCATCGTTCTTCGGCAACCTCAATCCCAAGTCGGATAACACCTTCGCCCAACAGTAGGGCGTCTCCTAACGCCAAAAAGACAGCCATCGGCTGGGCATAGTGGTTTATAATCTTAGCCATGCTTTCGGCTAAGTCGGTATCGTCCAGAGACTTTGGGATAACCCGAACAAAATCGGGTTGTCCAAAAAGTGAAAGAAACAGTCTTTCCTGTATGACATCTATAACCCATCGCGTCAAAGGCAGCTGAAGATTACTTCCGCCCTCTACGGCGGGAGTGCGCTGAAACCGTTCTGCATACGCCTGCTGTCTTAACTGTTTGATATTCTCGTTCCGCTTTGAATAGGCAGTTACATAGTTCTGATAGATTTCAGCAATCTGTTTCTGTTCAATCATTCATCATCACCCCCGCTAAGATAACCCAAGTTATACAATCTCTCTTCAAACTCTTTCCGTATAGGCGGACACTTCGTCTTATTTAACTGCCTGTGAAGGAAAAAGGCGGGTTGCTTAAAACGAATGTTTAGATAACTGAACAGCTTCAAAACGGCTTCCTCTAACAGCGGGGCTGATTGTAACTGTTCTTCGTCAGCCAACAACACAACACCTATGCTGGTAGCGTTATGCCCTTTGCAATGCGCCCCCATTTGGTTTATTGGACGCAATGCCCAATAACGCCCAAGAAGGTCAATACCGATATGATAGGCGATGTCCTTCCAACCCCTGTTCTTTACGTGGTATTGGCGAATAGCTTCCAATTGCTGACGCACACTCTCTGCCGTCTTTTTTCCCGTAACAGCCGAATAATGTAAAACGACAGTATCAATTTTACGGGTTACCCAACTCCACCCCTTTTGTTTGAATAACTCTTCAGGCTTTAAAAAGAAAGTGTAACTCATAAACCATCACCCCCTTCGCAGGTATGGGTTCCCTGTGCGCTTCCTGCGTTCCAGAATAGCATCCATTATTCGCGTTACACCCGAAGGCGCACCGAATGCGCTTTCGTCCTCTTCCTCTTCGTCCACGTCTTCTATCATTCGCAGATAATATACCACATACCGAAAGGCGTCGCAAACGTCCTTATGTTCGTCTTCGGTCATGGATTTTATACTGTTTCTGTAGTAAAAGTGCTTAAGCCCTTCTATCAGGTGATGGCAGTTTTCGCTGATATACACCTTTCCCTTTTGGAGAAGGTCATTAACGGTTGCGACGCTTTCTTCACGTTTTGTGGACGGTAGCAACCGTAGGGGGTGATGTGCATTCACGACGTTAATCATTGGCTGTCCGTTGGTATCCACCGCTTTCAGTTGTGCGTCATAGATAACACGCATTCGTGAGGGCGGTATGCCTGCGTCCATGCACCACGAGACAATCTCTTCACCCAGTCCACCCAACGGAACGCCCTTCATCACAAACTCATCTACGACGTAAATGATGTCGTCCAGTTTACATGCATACACCAGTGCGCTGTTATGACGCCAACCCCAGTCCAAACCAACAGCCCACAGGGCATTAGACGGTGGCATAGTGGTTATACCCACGACGTGTTTGCTTTCATCAAATCCACTGTATACCCGTCGGCTTCGGTTCAAAATCTTACCGTAAAGCCGTATGTCCCGTTCTTCTGGTGTAACTACCTTCTCTATGTCTTCAATGACGCTTTTGTCTATGTAGCGGTTCTCATAGACGCTGACCTGTTGCACAAAATAGTTCGGGTCATAGGCACTCCTTTCCACCAGTTCGTAAAGCCATGTGATACCGTCCAACGGCGTAGCCGATACCAGTATCTTTCCGTTCGTGTCCAGAAGACGAAAGCGCATTGCCCTATACTGTTCTTCGGGGCACTCCTCATCTATCCAGACACCATGCAGCGAAGCCCCTTCCAATTCGCGGATGGTGTGCCTGTGAGTAGTAAACGAAACGGTAGAACCGTTCTTCAATCGCAGGATGTTAAAACGCTGATTGTATGCGGTTCTCCATGAACCGCCCCAAAGTAAACTCTCTGGAAGATACTTCGCAAACTTCTCTTCTATGACTTCCTTCAGTTTTGCGAAGTTCACCAGATGTATGCGCCAACGGACAGGTGGCTCAGGAACCTCAAGAAAAGGATGTTCCCCCAGTAAGTGCCATATAACCTCTATGGCACAGTTTTCCGTTTTCCCGCTTCGGTTTCCGCCGAGAAGCACCTTGTTCTTTGCAGGCGATTTCCAAAACTCCAGTATCTTATCGTTTGGCGGAACCACAAACAGGTATGGTTTTCGCGTTACATCGGTTAACGAAACTTCAATCCCCATGTATCTCCATCTCCTTAAATCGGACTATACCCAGTCTCTGCATTTCCTTCAGTTCGTCGCCACGTTCTTCAATGATACGCAGTTTGCGCATGACCTCTTCTTCCATGCGCCGTCGTTCCTCTTCTGACGTCATACGTAGTTTGAGGATTTCAGCCACCAACCGCAGGGCTGTTACCACAGCATCAGGTCGCTTGGGGTTCAGGTTATCCTGAATGGCATCCAACACCGACAGGGTTCGCGTCAGCAGGTTACTCCAGTCTATGTATCCTACAAAACGAAGGGACGCTTCCACCTCTTTGTCGTATTCTTCACGCAAACGCAAAACATCGCTTGGGGTGAGAAAAACGCCCTCACCCCGCATCTGCTTGATGATGTATTCTACACTACGCCCTTCGGCAAAATAGGCTACCAGTTTTTGCTTCTGTTCATCCGTCATCTACCAGTTCCCCCTCTTTCGGCTTTGCCAAGAAAAACGGTAACCCTTTACGAACAGCATTCCTACCCTGCACCACAAGTGCCGACAGGTCAGCCTCTGGTGGTGCATAGAACGCCACCCACCGCGTCTTACCATAAACGGTTGTAGGCAGGAAGGCTACAGGTATTTTCGTTACCCAAACGGTGTCTGTTACCTCTTCCAGCAGTTCACCACGAATAGGAAACGGAAAACTGGAGTAAACCCTGTTCAACACATCCACTAGAGAGTATTCTTCGGGTTCACTCCGTATCCTTTCCAGTGCTTCTTCTGGTGTTGAAACATTCAAAAACTGATGGTCTGTCTGTTTCACAAACTGGTCGTTGATAAATGGGTCTACTTCGCTGAGAAACACCCAGCCCTTCTCTGCAAAGCGTTCTTTTAGCATCTCTATTTCCCCCTCTCCTTCGGTTTCTTCCGCAGGTTCTGGTTCCACCACAGGTTCTTTCGCTGGTTCCTCTGGTAGATATTCTACCATAGCATGATGGATTTGTGCAATCTCTTCCTCGTGGCTGAATAGCATCGCTTCTTCTTCGGCATCTGTTATGGTATCGCTTAGATAGCGGTCAAGTAACCTGTGCCGTTCGTTAACGTAAATCTTATCGCCGTCCTCATAGAGTAATCCTATACGAAACAGACGGCGGATGTCTGCCCTGAAAGCACCGCGACCGTAGTTCATTATCGCCTCTGCGCTGTTCATCTTTCGGTGATAAATCAAGCGCACCAGTTTTGCAACGCCCTGTGGAACAGCTTCGCCCATTCGCAGTATGCCCATGTCAAAGTAAAGTGGCGTCTTCTCCATATATCGCGGATGCGTTCCGCGTCCCACCACGCTAAAAGTGGCTTCACTCTGGTTGCGTTCCAGCGTGATTAGCACATCACAGGAACCCTGAAAAGCCTGACTGCCCAACGGCGTTTTTTCCAGTGCCTTGTTGGTATGGTGAACCAAAAGCACCACAGGCTGCGAAGGTATGTCTCTAACGGCAAAACGAATACTCTCTATAAATCTACCAACGCTAAGATAGTCATTGATGTCAATCCCGCCCATCAGACGCCCTACGGTGTCCACAATAACCAAAGCGGGGTTGGTCTGTTCAGACAGCACACGCAGGGCTTCCAGAAAATCGGCAACGGGTTCTTTGGTGTCCGATGGGTTGGCTTCCACGATGTAGATACCGTCGGTGTTCAAACCGTATCTTTCGGAAGCCAACAGAATGATGTCTCTTATATCAATGGCGTATTCTTCTAACGCAAACCACAAAACGCTGCCACCTGCCATCTCTCCAAACCAACCCGTGTGGTTCACGCTTGACAACGCCAAAGAACGAACAAATGTGGACTTTCCGCTTTTTGGCGCACCAGAGAGAAGAACCACGTCGCCCCGTCGGCATACGCCGTCCCAATAGTATGGTCGTGGTTTACCGCCTATTTCGCCGACGGACTTGATATTCAAAAAAGGGTTGGTATGAACACTCTCTTCTTCGGCGGTTTCCACAAGCCGAATGGTCTCTTCAAAGCCGTCCTCGTTAGGGAGAGTAAAGGCGTTTTCTATCAGCCTTTCCACCTCAGCCTCATCAAGCGGTTCGTCAAGCAGGTTATTTAGCCTAAAACCGACTTTTTTCAGTTCGGTCTCTGCGTCTTTTGCGTGTTCCTCTAAAAACAGCCTGATATGGCGCAAAAGCCTAAACAGCGTATCGTTGCGCTTACCTTCGCCAACGGGAAACGGCAAATACCTGCGAAGGTAAAACTCCACTGGAAGAAAGTCTACCTCGTCTTCACTCGTGGGAATGTTTGCAAAGTCCCGTCCCTCTTCGGTGCATGGTGCTATGATGTAAACGCCCTTCCTGTTGGGACGTAGAACCTTATAATCCACCGTCATTCCAGACAGCGTTTCTACCTTTGTTTCACACTTCAGGTTAGCCCACGCAGGCATACGAAAGAGAAGATGAACACCACGAACGGTTTTGAAAATGTGGCGATAGTTCAGTTTCAGTTTTGCGATGTCTGGGTTGTCATCTATGTCCACCACAACCCATCCCTGTTTCAACGATAAACCGATTTGTCCACCTTTGCGCATGTGCTTTTCAAGCACTTCGTCGTCTTCGCTTTTTTGCGTCCATTCGTTGAACAGCGGTGCTTTGTTTTCGCACCGAAAGACGGTATGGACAAACGGAAGCCTCTTCAAGAAGTGGACGAACCCCAGTGGATTAGCCATGACCTCATCGCGTGTGTATGTCATTTTCTCACCCTCTCTTCGTAAATCGGTTTCGCGGTATGATAGTCAATCATACCATAGGACGCACTCTCTTCCCTCACGTTTTCGGGTGGAACGGTAAGCAGGTCTTTCGTGGTAATGATAAACTCCACGTTGTGCAGGAGATAAAAAAGAAGTTTCTGCACCAAACACCAGTTTTCGGGTGCGAACAGACGCCATAGCGGTTCAGAAACCACTGTGATTTCTCCAGTGGAAACCAACCGTAGGGCTTCTGCTATCGGGGCTACGACCACCGTTTCCCTTTCAGTCGTTTCGGCTACGAAACGAACAGGTATAGTCCTGCCTATTTTCTGCATACGGCGTAATCTTTTCAGATGTTCATTGTAGGACGTATCAACCACAATCCACTTTGGCATGGCGTTGCACCCCCTTCTATGTTCTACTCTATTATACGACGGTTTCGCCGATTTTGTTCCAATCTGCGAAAACCTTTCATGCCCTGCGGTGGCATCGGCGGGTTGGTGCGGTTCGCAATTTTTGCAACGCCAACTTCTTTTTGGAAAGCCCCTCTCACACACTCATAAGTTTAATTCAATACATACTGTTCTTAGAATTGAGTATGTATTGAATTAAAACTAAAGGGTATCGTTGGGGATATACTTACTTACTACGTAATTAACGAACGTTGTATATTTAAATAATAAATATATATTATTTATAACAGCTGTTCGTTTTTATTCCGATAGTATAAGTTAAATTAGTATAATCACAGTTAAACGCATTTTAGTAAAGTATACTTTAGTGAACTCAGAGAAAAACATAGAACCGTAAGATTTACGAAAATTATGTATTTCTTTTATGCAATTTAACAACCTGTGCTTACCAAAATGGGAACATTTTTTGAACTTTCGTCGTCTAAAAAGTGAAACAGAAAAATGTGGTATAATAGACCCATCCAAAGAAAGGGGGCTTTTAATATGGTGGAATACATAGAGACCAAACTTGGTGAACACGGAGAACCGAAAATCTTCGTTTTCGCCGAAGGCTATGACAACGAGACCGTTTCCGAAGAATACAAGTATGTTCACAAATACAATCGGCTGTTGGGTATTAGGTTCTTCAGTGTTACTAACGCCGAATATCCCCGCAACGCCGTAGAGGTGCTGAACGGTTTGCTTCAACTTTTTTATGCCGTTACGCCGTTTGTAATAGCCGTCAATCCTATCACCAGTTTCATACGTTGCGTCAAAGGTCAGAAGAACGAAGACCTTCTTGTTTCTCTGTTTATTCTCTTTGCTCACCGCGTGTGCTATCCGCAGGTTTATCTTTTAAATCCTGCAGAAGACACCACAGAGATTGAAAAGCAATTGGAGAAGATTACCTATCCCGAACCACCTGTCAACACTGACTATCCGTTAACCCCTGTTAGCGGTGCTGTAAAGGCACTACGAACATGGGACTTAAACGGTGGGAACTTTTTGGACACAGAACACGTCTAAGTCTAATAGAACGGAAACAAAACCAAAGGGGGTGAATACGATGACACACCGTTTTCATTACAACAACGACTTCTATCTGGTGGTTATAGACGAAGAAAAGAAACTCATCAAATCCGTAGAGATTGAGGGCGAACTTCCGCTTCTCGTCTGCAACGCACTGCAAAAGACTTCAGGGCTGTGGTTGCTTGACCCCGAAGGCTGGGACGAATACGAGATAGAGGTTTCAAAGGGATACGAAGAGACCAACGAAGACGGAACCACCAGCATTTGGCACTGGTGCAATGATGATGGCGAAGTGGTGGTTCGTGTTGTTATTTTCAATTCAAACGCACCAGAAGACAACCCTGCGCAGGTTATCGTTACTGCGTCCACCAGTCTGTTTGTGTTTATGACCGATTACAAAGACTGGGCTTACTCTGAATGCTACGGCAATCCCGTTGCAGAGATTGAGAGGTTCTGCAAAGAGTGGAAAGAACGAAACTACCCAGAGGAAGGAGAGTGAGAGATGACCGAATACTACAGAAAAATCAGCGTTGACAACATGAACGCCGACCTTTTTGCACCCGCAGGCATTCTGGTTCGCGGTGCTATCGGTTGGGAGAAGGAAGACACCTACGCTTCGGTGGTGTTTGACAACATCAGGGCTGAAGCCGTTCTTTCCGTCGGAAACAAGGACATCCTTCCAAAGGTGATAACCATCAAGACCATTCCCGACGGTGAAATGGAAGGCTCCGTAGAGTATGTTTTTGGCGCACAGAAGGAAGTCGTTTTGCAGGTGGTGCGCTTCAAAGAGGAAAGCACACTGTCCCTTTCGTTTACCGACGAGAAGGAAGAGAAGGCATATCTTCTCATACGCCTCAGCAAAAGGTGCGCCACGCTGACCATGCGGGGCAATCCGCTTACCGTCTTAGACAAAATCACCAAACAAACAAAGGAGGCTTACGACCATGACACTGAACGAACTGGTGAGTATGCTGTCGCAACCGTTTCCTGTTGAGGAACACGAATATCGTATCGTGTCTACGACCCGAAGCGGTTTCTGGTTGGCTTACTACATTGACCTTCGCACAATGGAACAGCGGTTGCAGGAAGTGCTTCCCGCAGGTGCGAAGGTAGAAATCACTGTGGAAAGCCTGAAGGAGATGGGCGACGCTACCGTTGCTTTGGGAAGCATGGTGGTTACGCTACCCCACGAAGAAGAAGCCACTGTCTATCGTGTCGCAGATGCGGGTTACGCACAGGCGCAGAGTGCAGAACCGCCGAAGTCGGCTATCACCGACCTCTATCGGCGTTTGCTCAGCCATATCGGATTGGGGCGGTATCTCTATCACCTGCCCAAGATACATCTCAGCGGGAAAAAGGACGATAACGGACGTATTATCTACGACGCCGACCCATTGGATGCGCTTCGCCATGCCATGAACCTGAAGGAAAAGATGGAAGTCGTGTTCTATCCCGAAAGAAACCGCGACAGCGAAGAAGAGACAAAAGCAACCACCAAAAGCAGTGGCAGTGCTTCGGCACAGAACATCAAGGAAGAGTGGCTTGACTTCTTTGGCGTATACAACCCCGATGAGGCGGTGGATGCTTTTCTGGAAATCAGCAAAGTAACCAGAAAGCAGGCTATCGCCTACATGCGGAATGCCGAACCGCCTGAAAGCGATGATGAGTTTCCGACCGATGCACAAATCAAGGCACACCTTGACAAAGTGCTTGGTTCACGACGGTAGACAAACGCAGGGAAGGGGAGAAAACCCCTTCCCTTTCACAGGGGGTGAATGATGAAGATAATAGAAGCCTATCTCGTGAAATGCGACCCACCAAAGAAGGGCGTTATCTGTGTAGACCCAGCGTCTTCAGGATGGAAAGCCGACGGTGAACGGGTTCATAGAGGACACTGGGGATTACTCTTTGCGACCAAAGGCGGTTTGAACTGTTTTACAATTTACGCTTCCACTGGTGAAGCCTGCGACTTCATTCAAAGGTTTATCTATACCAATACCGACCCACATGAAGAAGAGGAAGCCGTTATAGAAGAACCCGTTTACCCGAACATCAGGTTAGCGGGGGCTTGTGGTTTCGTCAGCGGTTACCTGCGGGGCTTTGGTATTGAGACACGTTGGGCACATCCCAGCAACTGGAGTTTAAGGGCGGGTGTCAATCCGCGTAAATTGGGCTTCAAGCGTTTTACTCCATCCGAACACATTGTAGACGCATTGGGCATGTATTTTACTTTCTACGGTAAGATAGAAACAGCCACCGTTAAGCGGTTTCCTGTAAGCGTAGACGATGTATAAAATAGCATACTATAAACTGGAAAACTATCACCAATGCCCACTGCGTGTTGTGTTAATGGAACAGTTTGGTTATTCAGGGAAACTCTTTCTGCCACAGTTTCTTGGGTTGGTGAACCACGAATACTTTGAAATCCTGATAGGAAAATGGGCAGGTTACGAGGAGACGTTTGACAGAGACGCAACGATAGAAAGGATACTGCGTGAAAGGGAAC